AATTAAAATATATAATAGAATATTTAAAAAATAAATTATGGGACAATACGGTGATCAACCAGATTTTGGAACAAGAGCAAGAAATATAGTGCCTACTGGCGAGAATTCAAATAATGGACAAAAATTAAATTCAGCGGCTTTATATATTGGTACTGGTGGAACATTGGTATGTAGAGTTGTAGGAGGCAGTTTAGATAACACCGGGGTAGATTCCGGGATAACATATTTTTATAATATACCAAACGGAACATTTTTTCCTGTTATAGTTGATTATGTATTTACTGGTGACGGTGGAGATGTCCCTACAACCTGCGCTGACATAGTAGCACTTTACTAATGGGCTGGAATGGTATAGGCATAGGTTGGCCTAACGCAAGTGCACAAGCAACTCCACCTTTGCCTTTAGAAACTTATCTTATATCAGATTGTAATGGCTCTTACGACCCAAGATGGTCTCAATATTTACCCGAGGGTACATTATTGTTAGGCCAAAGAGTACCAACAACGTCAACCTCTCCTATTCAAACTTATGGTCTAGTTCAGGAAATAGGTACAACATTTGGCGAATTGGTTGCTGAACCTGTAGAAAATATTTATTACAATTGCGATTCACAAACAAATATAGAAATTTCTATTGTGGCATCTGAATCTGGATCTAATATTAATTTTTTAGCAAAAAATCAGGGCGGTAACGAGATAAACTATACTTTTACCGGAAGTATTAATTTTGAAGGATTTTATGATATTACAAATGGGGTAGACGACCCCCTTGAGGAAGAAGTTTATGATAGTGTTGCAATTATCCTAGAAAACCATATTATTGGAATAGACCACATTTTGGCAACCTATGAATTACCTATTCCTGAGGGTTATACTTTAATTCCTGAATCTGTAGCAATGGGAATAAATAGTTTTTACTTATCTCCTGATTTTTATAATTATCCAGATGTAAACAATTACACCACAACAAGAACAATGACTCCTGAAGGAGATTTATGGGTATGGACATATCCAGAAGTTCCGTAAATAATAATAATAATAATTAACAATTAAATTAAATAAACATGAAAAAAGCAAACAAAATTACAACAGAACAATTAGAAACAATTGTAAACCAACAAAAAGATCTTCAAGCGTTATTAACTAACATTGGATTAGCAGAGTCTCAAAAGCATGCGTTTTTACACCAACTTGCAGATATTAATAAAGCAGTAGAAGATTTTAAAATGGAACTTCAAGATCAATATGGAGCTATCAATATTAATTTAGAAGATGGGTCTTACGATTTTATTGAAGAACCAGCCACTGAAGTAGAAACTGTGGAAGTGGAAGAAGTGAATTAATGGATTCCGTTATTAGAAAAATAAGTATAGGTGCTGACTATAAGAATGAAGCAATGCATTATTCAATAGGGCAGACGGTATATGGCGGTCATGAAATAGCTTATATTAAGTTAGATCATAAAGACTCGTCATATAATATATACATAAGAAAAGAAGATGAGGTAATGCCATGGAAGAAGTTTAATTCTAACATGGCTATCTCTGTAGAATACGATTTAGAATATTAATGAAAAGTGTATTTAGCTTTATTGTAAAGCCAGTTGGCGAAAGATACGATAATGAAGTTAAAGTGAATGGCAAAAGTTTAATATTAAACACCAAAATAGAAAGTTTTAAATCTGTAAATAATTTAGCGGAAGTGGTTTCAGTTCCATTAGCTTATTCTACGGATATAAAAGTTGGCGATTTAATAGTTATTCACCATAATGTTTTTAGAGTATTTTACGACATTAAAGGAATTAAAAAAAATAGTAGATCGTTCTTTATGAACAATTTGTATTTTTGCGATCTTGATCAAATTTATTTATATAAAAATGATAAAGAATGGAAATCAGTAGGAAATAGATGTTTTATAAAACCTCTAAAAAATATTGACTATTTAAAGCTCGATAAAGAGCAAAGGCTTATTGGTATATTAAAATACGGAAATAAGTCCTTAGAAGCGCTTAAAATCAACGAGGGAGACCTTGTAGGATATACTCCTAACGGGGAATTTGAATTCATAATTGATGGACAGCGACTTTATTGTATGAAATCTAATGATATTGTAATTAAATATGAATATAAAGGAGACGAAGTCGAACATAATCCAAGCTGGGCACAAAGCAGTATTGGAACTAATTAAGGTTGCGGAAGAAGCTATATTAGATAATGGCGATGATGATTTATCTGCTGATAAATTAAAAAACGCTGCTGCTACTAAAAAATTAGCAATTTTTGATGCTTTTGAAATTCTAAGTAGGATAGAGGAAGAAGAAAAAATGTTGAATGAATCTGAAAAAGAATCTACAACAGCCGTTTTTAAAGGATTTGCAGAAGGAAGATCTAAGTAATGTACGAGCAATCATTATACAAAATAGTACCTGACTATGTAAAGTCAAGTGTTATACGACAGAACAACCGTTTAAATAAATGGAAATATGGCTACGATAAGACTCATGATATGGTTGTTATTAGTAAAACTGGAAAGATTGGTGAAATATATGAAATCCAGAATTTAAAAATAGCATTACCTTTAAGCGAAAACCCATATTCAAGATCTAAACTAAAAGAGGAACAGCACTGGGAACAAATGAATTATCCAAAAGAAATAAGTAGGATAAAAAATACGTTTGATTGGAATAAACACCCAGAGGCTTTTAAAGAAAGATGGTACGATTATATTGATAATGAATTTAAGTATAGGGAAGAAGGGTTATTCTTTTATAACAACGGGAAACCTACTTATATAACCGGTACACATTATATGTATCTTCAGTGGAGCAAAATTGACGTTGGAGCACCGGATTTTAGAGAATCAAATAGATTGTTCTTTATATTTTGGGAAGCCTGTAAAGCGGATCCAAGATGTTATGGAATGTGCTATTTAAAAAATAGACGTTCTGGATTTTCTTTTATGTCTTCCGCAGAGCTTGTTAATATTGCTACAATATCAAGTGATTCAAGATTTGGTATATTATCAAAATCTGGAGCAGATGCAAAAAAGATGTTTACCGATAAGGTAGTACCAATTTCAGTTAATTACCCATTCTTTTTTAAACCTATCCAAGATGGTATGGATAGACCTAAAACAGAATTAGCATATAGAATTCCAGCTTCAAAATTAACAAGAAGAAAGTTAGACGCTAACGAAAAATTAGAAGAGCTTGATGGTCTTGATACTACAATTGACTGGAAGAATACTGGAGATAATTCCTATGATGGTGAAAAGTTAAAAATATTAGTACACGACGAAAGTGGAAAGTGGGAAAGACCGGACAACATTCTAAACAACTGGAGGGTAACAAAAACAACTTTAAGGTTGGGGAGCAAAATTATTGGAAAGTGTATGATGGGTTCAACCTCAAACGCTTTAGATAAAGGAGGAGAAAATTTTAAAGTTCTTTATTACAATTCGGATGTCACAAAAAGAAACCGCAATGGCCAGACTAGCTCAGGATTATATAGTTTGTTCATACCTATGGAATGGTCGTACGAGGGATTCATTGATACTTATGGCTTACCTGTCTTCGATACTCCAAAAACCTTTGTAAAAGGGGTTGATGGTAATGATATAGATTACGGAGTTATAGAGCATTGGCAAAATGAAGTTGACGGGTTAAAGTCAGATCCAGACGGATTAAACGAATATTACCGACAATTTCCAAGAACAGAACAACACGCATTTAGAGATGAGGCAAAGCAATCTTTGTTTAATCTTACAAAAATATACGAACAAATAGATTATAATGCAGATTTAAGGAATTCAAATACCTTAACTAGGGGTAACTTTCAATGGGTTAATGGAATACAAGACACTAGAGTTGTATTTTATCCTAATAAAGATGGTAGATTTTTAATATCCTGGATACCGTCTCCTAATCTACAAAATAATATAATATTAAAGAACGGAGGAAAGTTTCCTGGCAATGAACACTTAGGTGCATTTGGTTGTGATAGTTATGATATATCAGGAACTGTAGATGGTAAAGGTTCAAAAGGGGCATTACATGGATTAACAAAATTCTCAATGGATGAAGCTCCTCTTAATACTTTCTTTCTACAATATATATCTAGACCACAAACGGCGGAAATATTTTTTGAAGATGTTTTAATGGCTTTGGTGTTTTACGGAATGCCAATGTTAGCAGAAAATAATAAGCCAAGATTACTTTACTATTTAAAAAGAAGAGGTTATAGAGGTTACTCAATGAATAGACCTGACAAAATATATAGTAAGTTATCTATTACAGAAAGAGAAATTGGCGGAATACCCAATTCATCACAAGATATAATACAGGCACACGCGGCTGCTATTGAAACTTATATAGAGGATCATATTGGATTAAATGAAAACGGATATGGTTCAATGTACTTTCAAGAAACCTTGGAAGACTGGGCTAGATTTAATATAAACAATAGAACAAATTTTGATGCTTCTATAAGTTCGGGATTAGCGATCATGGCATGTAATAAAAATAAATATGTTCCAATATCGAAAAAAGAAATAACAACCGTGCCTTTAGGATTTAAAAAATATAATAACAAAGGCTCTACGTCAAAAATCATAAAATAAATGAATATATACACAAATACAAATAGTGCATTTCCTAGCCAAGTTGTAGATGATGAGGTAAAAGCATCAGAAGAATATGGATTACAAGTATCACGTGCTATAGAACAAGAATGGTTTAATCAAGGTAGAAGCAATGGCAATAGATATTTAACCGCGTGGAATAATTTTCATAGATTAAGATTATATGCTAGAGGGGAACAGTCTGCTCAAAAATATAAAGATGAATTATCTATAAACGGCGATTTATCTTATTTAAACCTAGATTGGACACCCGTTCCTATTTTATCAAAATTTGTTGATATAGTTGCTAATGGTATTTCGCAAAAAACTTATGATGTACGCGCATACGCGCAAGATCCCGAGTCTGTAAAAAAACGCACAAACTATGCATCGGCTTTAGCTTTTGATATGGTGGCGCAAGCTGAAATAGAAGAGGCAATGTCCGCTACCGGTATTAATATTGCAAAAAGTAATATACCAGCAGCTGATTTACCTAGAACAAAAGATGAATTAGAATTACACATGCAGCTTTCATATAAACAAGCAATTGAGGTTGCTGAGGAAGAAGCAATAAACACTATATTAAAAACAAATAAATACGATTTAATTAGAAAAAGATTAAATTTAGATTTAACAACAATAGGTATAGCCGCAGCAAAAACATCGTACAACACCGCTAATGGTATTGTAGTTGATTATGTTGATCCAGCCTATTTGATATATTCATACACTGAAGATCCTAACTTTGATGATGTATATTATGTAGGGGAAGTAAAGGCAATTACTATTCCAGAATTAAAAAAACAATATCCTAATATATCAGAGGAAGAGCTGTATAAAATACAACAAATGCCTGGTAATAGACAATATATACAAGGGTGGGGTAATTACGATGAGAACACGGTTCAAGTAATGTATTTTGAATACAAGACCTATATGAACCAAGTTTTTAAAATAAAACAAGGCGAAAACGGGTTAGAGAAAGTAATTGAAAAAACCGATGCGTTTAATCCACCTCCTAATGATAACTTTGAAAGAGTATCTAGAACAATAGAGGTATTGTATACAGGAGCAAAGATTATAGGCACAAATACCATGCTGGAATGGAAACTGTCCGAAAACATGACAAGACCATTTGCAGACACTACAAAAGTAGAAATGAATTATGTTATTTGTGCGCCTAGAATATATAAAGGCAGAATTGATTCAATAGTTAGTAAATGTATTTCATTTGCAGATATGATTCAATTAACGCATTTAAAACTACAACAAGTAATGTCTAGATTAGTTCCTGATGGGGTATTCTTAGATATTGATGGACTAGCCGAGGTTGATTTAGGAAACGGTACAAATTATAATGCTGCTGAAGCATTAAATATGTATTTTCAAACCGGTAGTATTGTAGGTAGATCGCTTACTCAAGAAGGAGATTTGAATAGAGGTAAGGTGCCAATACAAGAATTAAACTCTTCAAGCGGGCAAGGTAAAATACAAAGTTTAATACAAACATATCAATATTATCTTCAGATGATTAGAGATGTTACCGGATTAAACGAAGCGGTTGATGGAAGCAAACCTGATTCTAATGCTTTAGTAGGATTACAAAAGATTGCTGCTAACGCGTCAAACGTTGCAACACGTCATATTAAAGATGCTAGTTTATATTTAACCGTTAGAATTTGTGAAAATATTTCATTAAGAGTAGCGGATTGTTTAAATCACCCATTAACCGAAAACTCATTAAAAGAAAGTATATCTACTTTTAATGTAGAAACGCTAAAAGAAATTAGTACTTTAAATCTACATGATTTTGGTATTTATTTAGAGGTTGAACCAGACGAAGAAGAAAAAGCACAATTAGAACAAAATATACAAGTTTCATTACAAGCAGGCGGAATTGATCTTGAAGACGCTATTGACATTAGACAGATTAAAAATTTAAAACTTGCTAATGAACTTTTAAAATTAAAAAGAAAAAGAAAACAAGAGCAAGTTCAACAACAACAACTTGCAAATATTCAAGCGCAAGCGCAAGCAAATTCAGAAAGCGCAGAAAAAGCGGCAATGTTTGAAGTGCAAAAGCAACAAGCTTTAACAGAAACATTAGTTAGTTTAGAACAAGCAAAATCTCAATTTGAATTGCAAAGAATGCAAACTGAAGCAGAAATTAAAAGACAATTATTAGCTGAAGCTTTCAAATATGATATGCAATTAGCACAATTAAAAGTTCAGTCAGATCTAAATAAATTTCAAGAACAAGAAGATAGAAAAGACGAAAGAACAAAAATACAAGCAACACAACAATCAGAATTAATTGATCAACGTAAAAATAATACTTTACCTCAAAGCTTTGAAAATAACAATAATAATTTTTTAGAAGATTTTGGAGATCAATTAAACGCATAGAATAAATTAACCAATTTTATATTATTATATTATGTCTCAATTAGAAAAACAAGAAGGGGAATTCAAAGTAAAAACTAGAAAACCTTCAATGAAAAAAATGTTAAGCGAAAACGAACCTATTAAGGTTAATTTTCCCCCAATTGGCGAAGAACCAATAAAAGTAGTAATTTCTAAAGAAGCACCAGATGCCATTCAAGAACAAAGCTCAAATGAAAGCGTGTTACGCTCAGAACAGCCCGCAGTGGAATTGCCAAAAGTGGAGCAAGGAAACGAAGGGTCCATTGAAAATGTTATTCAAGAAATTTCAGAAGAAGAAATAAAAGAAGAAACAAAAGAAATTACTAAAGAATTAGAATACCATACAGCCACTCCAGCAAACGCGGAGAGAGTTTTACCGGAAAACATTGAAAAACTTGTATCTTTTATGGAAGAAACAGGTGGAACAGTGGAAGATTATGTAAGACTTAACGCGGATTATTCTAACGTAAACAATAATGCTTTATTAAAAGAATATTATAAAAGCACAAAACCTCATTTAGATAGTGAAGAAATTGAATTCTTATTAGAAGACAAGTTTTACTATGATGAGGACCTAGATGAAGAACGGGATATTAGATTAAAAAAATTGGCATTTAAAGAAGAAGTGTCAAAAGCTAAAAAATATTTAGACGATACAAAAGCTAAATATTATGCTGAAATCAAATCTCGTCCAACTATTAATAATGAGCAACAAAAAGCAAACGATTTTTTTAATCGTTATAATTCAGAACAAGTCAAAGTAGCAAAGCAACACGAAGAGTTTAAACAACAAACCACCAATCTTTTTAATAACGAATTCAAAGGTTTTGAATTTAATTTAGGCGAAAAGAAATTTAGGTACAATGTTCAAAACCCAACTCAAGTTGCGGAAACCCAATCTAATATTAATTCCTTTGTCGGAAAGTTTCTAGACAATGATGGGAATGTAACAGATGCTAAAGGTTACCATAAAGCTTTGTACAGTGCAATGAATGCTGATAAAATTGCTAATCATTTTTATGAACAAGGAAAAGCTGATGCCGTTAAAGAGGTAATCACCAATTCTAAAAACCCAAGTGCAGGAGCGCCTCGACAAGCGGCTGATACTTTTGTAGGTGGACTTAAAATAAAATCGGTTAGTGGATGGGACTCAGCAAAATTAAAAATACAAACAAAAAAATTTTAAAAATTAAACCCACAACATTATGGCAACATTAACGCCTGCATTTGGAAGTATTATACCTTCGCAAGTGCAACAATTGTTGAACACAAATTATTTACAGTTCAACACTGGATCCGGAGGAGACTTCGCCCAACAATATTTACCTGAAATTTATGAAGCTGAAGTAGAACGCTACGGTAACAGAACATTAGCAGGATTTTTAAGAATGGTTGGTGCTGAAATGCCAATGTCTTCTGACCAAGTTATTTGGTCTGAACAAAACAGATTACATATTGCTTACGTTGGATGTACTCAAGCAAATGGTGGTACTGGAGTTAATCCTAGTACAATCACTTTAAGTGCAACCGGAAGCCCTACCAACGTTATTTCTATTAATGATACTGTTGTAATTTTAGATCCAATCAATGGATTAGAAGCAAAAGGTATTGTTACAGCTTCAACTGTAGGTGTAGGTACTGCTGGTAGTTTCTCTGTACAACTTTACAAAGGAACTTCTCTTACA